ATACCAGTTATTTTTTCCATGCTATCAAGTATGAAATCTTCGTAATCTGGATCATCTGGACTTAGACCACTTGCTTCAGCCATTGCTTCAGCTTGCGCTCTTGCGTCCTCAATAACTTTGGCAGGACTGTCGGGAGTATCAAAGCCCGTACGCCTTCTATATTCAGTATCAGCTATTAAATTTTCGCGATCTAACCTTTCTTTTTCATAACTTACATCCGTGAATGGATTGATTCCATTTGCATCTTTTATTCTAGCCTCCTGGTAACCATCTCCAAAAGCTCGACGAAGCTCAGAATCCGTGAACCTTCTACCCTGGGCTGAAACGCTTCTGGTTACTTTTTCGTTTGCAAGACGAGTGTCTCTTTCGGTTTGACTCTCTCCAGGTCTACGATCTCGATCCCGCACTTTTGCTTCGCGTTCTGCCGCTGCATCATCAAATTCACCTCTATCAGTAGATCGCATGCGTCCTTGCGCATCCACTGCAGCACCCCTACCTTGACCTTCAGGAAGTGCTTGTATTTGACTTATGGTAGGTGCGCCGAATCTAGATTGTAATCTTGCTCTAGTTTCTGCTTCGCTCATGGGAGCAATAGGTGCTTGTTCCTGCGGTAGAGCTACTTGACTTGGGAATGTAAGTCCAGCCCTTTCGCCTGCAGCTATGACCTCAGGAGAAAGGAACTCTCCTGTCCGAGGGTCAACGGGACGTAGGGGTCCGAGTCCTGCTGGAACATCTGCAGAAGTAACGGATTCTGGTATTGAAGGGGTTCGTATTGCTTGCAGAGCATCAGGAGATAGACCTTGCATTTGTTCTATAGTTAATCCAGTTCTCGCTGGATCTGGAAGTGCAGGTGCTGCGGGTGCTACGGGTGCTACGGGTGCTGCAGGTGTTTCTGCAGGAAAGGCTCCTGGGTATAATTCTTTAGCTGCATCTATCAGTCTCTGACCTGACTCTTCCGCAGTGGGAAGCGTACCAGGAACGACTTGAGGCGTATCAGGGACGCTCTTCAAAGCACTCTGCAAGTTATCTACCTTGTCGTCCTCAGAGGGTGTTAAACTATTAAGAAAACTTACGCTCTCAGAAGCAGATAGCGCAGGTAAGCCTTCTTCTTCTCTGCGTTTATTCATTAAATCTAAAGTTCTCATCTTGTTGTTCGAACCAAAACCATCGCCAGTTATAAATCCTCCTGCTCGCAGCTGTGATTTGCCTATATCTGAACCAAGTTCCTCGCCGAACAATTCATACAAGCCCTTGCCATCCTCTCTAACTCCAGATGTAACGGCATCCGCAAGTGTAGCGAATCCACTAACAGGATTAGCAACGCTGGCAAATCTTGATAGTTTAGCGGCAGTACCTGCATTTTTTATTAAATTTGGATTTAATTTGTTCGCAACGTCAGATATAGCTTGTACAGGCCGTGATCCCATGACTCGACCCGTTTTGCCTTTTGCGTCGATCAATTCTTTCGCAATTGGCTGGTCAAAAGATACAGTAGTTGATAGATCTCCCAGCGCTGATGCAAAGGATCTACC